AGATGAAGGCCGAGTCCCCGAGCCAGTACGCCACGGATGTCCCGGACGAGCTCAAGCAGGCCCACGATCTGACCGCCGAGCACGGCCAGCCCATCGAGCCGCAGAAGACCGGCCAGATGGTCAAGGAAAAGAAGACCAAGGTGGTCTACAACAGGCCCACGTTCGAGGTCTGCAAGTACATGAACGTCGTGTTCGACCCGACGTGCAAGGGTGACCTGGAAAAGGCTGGCTTCGCCGTCCGTTCCTTCGAGAGTTCGCTGTCGATCCTGCGCAAGGACAAGCGCTACAAGAACCTGGACAAGATCGAGCCGGGGAACAACTCGGTGTTGAGCCAACCTGACTACGCGCAGGACGGCGGGCAGCACAACTTCAACTTCTCGGACGAGCCACGCAAGAAGTTCGTGGTGCATGAGTACTGGGGCACCTGGGACATCCACAAGACGGGCAAGGTGGTCCCGATCGTTGTGGCCTGGGTCGGCAACACGATCGTCCGCATGGAAGAGAACCCCTTCCCGGACAAGGCAATCCCCTGCGTGATCGAGCAATACCTGCCCGTGCGTGGCGAGATCTACGGTGAGCCCGACGGCGCGCTGCTGGAGGACAACCAGAAGGTCATCGGTGCCGTCACGCGCGGAATGATCGACATCATGGGCAAGAGCGCCAATGGCCAGACCGGCATGCGGCGCGACATGCTCGACACGACCAACCGTCGCAAGTTCGACAAGGGCCAGGACTACGAGTTCAACGTCAATGTCGACCCGCGTCAGGGCGTGTACACGCACACCTTCCCGGAGATCCCGAATTCGGCTCAGTTCATGCTGCAACTGCAGAACTTCGAGGCCGAGTCGCTGACCGGTGTGAAGTCGTACTCGCAGGGCGTCTCGGGGAACTCCCTGGGTGACGTGGCAGCGGGTGTGCGCGGGGCTCTGGACGCCGCCTCCAAGCGCGAGCTGGGCATCCTGCGCCGGCTGTCCAACGGGATCATCAAGCTGGGTCGCAAGTTGATCTCGATGAACTCGGAATTCCTCTCCGAAGAGGAAGTGGTCCGAATCTCCAACGAAGAGTTCGTCAAGGTGCGCCGGGATGACCTGGCTGGCCAGTTCGACCTGGAGCTGTCCATCAGCACCGCCGAGGAAGACAACAACAAGGCCGAGCAGTTGGCATTCATGTACCAGACCTCCGCCCCGAATGGTGACGTTGGCCTGAACAAGATGATCCTTTCGGATATTGCCCGCCTGCGCAAGATGCCTGACCTGGCTCAGAAGATCGAAGCCTACGAGCCGCAGCCTGACCCGATTGCTGAGCAAATCAAGCAGCTCCAGGTGGAGAAACTCCAGGCCGAGATTCAAGAGATTCAAGCCCGTGCCATGCAGTATCAATCGGTGGCTCAACTCAACGAAGCCAAGATCGGTACCGAGGGCAACAAGCAAGAGAATCTCAAGTCCGACACGGACAGAAAGAATCTCGACTTCGTGGAGCAAGAGTCCGGGGTTACCCAGGAGCGAGCCAAGGAACTCCATGGGGAGCAGGCCCGTTCACAGGGAGAACTCAAGCTGCTCGAGAGCCAATTGAACCAGGAGGAGAATGCCAAGGATCGGCATCACGACCTGGTCAAAGAGTATGTGAAAGCCAGTGTGAAACCGAAGCCAGCAGTATCTCGATAGTTTTGAGATATAGTCCGCTCCGTAGTACAGATACCCATTTCACATAAACCAAACCTACATGACCACAGACACCGTCCAGCGAATTGAAGCAAACATCGCACGCGCCAAAGAGATTGTCGAACTCGACAAGGCGCTGCAGCGTTTGACCGAGAACCGGGATTTCCGGAAGGTCATCAAGGAAGGGTATCTGGAGAGGGAAGCCATTCGTTTGGTTCACCTTCGCGGCGACCCGGCATTCCAGACGCCGGAGCGCCAGGCCGCGGTACTGGGCCAGATCGATGCGATCGGCCAGGTGCTGTCGTACTTCCGCACCGTGAGCTTCAACGCCTCCATCGCTGAGAAGGCGATCGAGTCCGACGAGGCCACCCGTGACGAGATCCTGGCCGAGGAGCTGCAATGAGCGCCGACAAGAAGGTCATCACCGACGACGACATCCTGGGCATGTCTGACGAGGATGTCATGAACATGACGGCTCCTCCGGTTGCCTCCGTGGCTGTCGACCTGGCTGAGCCTGGTGCCGACAAGACCGCGGCTGCCGTGGTGCAGGCATCTGCGGACGAGGAAGAAGACGGCGACGACTCCGACGAGGGCACCGCTGGCTCGGACAAGAAGGCCGGCGACACCTCTGATGAAGAAGAAGATGGTGAAGACGCAGCGGACGCTGTCGTTGCCGCGCCGGCAACGACCCGCGCCGATGCGGATGAACCGGGCGAGAAGAAGCCCGCTGAAGTCGTCAAGGCCGATGCCAAGGAAGACACGGACAAGAAGCCCGAGGTCGAGGCCAAGCCTGTCGACTTCGAGGCCGAATACAAGCGCATGTTGGCCCCCTTCAAGGCCAACGGGCGCGATGTCCAGGTTGCCAGCGTCGAGGACGCGATCAACCTGATGCAGATGGGGGCGAACTACAACAAGAAGATGGCCGCCCTGAAGCCAAATCTGAAGCTCTTGAAGCTGTTGGAGAACAACGGCCTCCTGAGCGAAGAGAAGATCAGTTTCATGATCGACCTGGGTAAGAAAGACCCGGGCGCGATCAATCGACTGGTCAAGGAGAGCGGCATCGATCCAATGGAGATCGACGCCGACAAGGCAAGCGCTTACAAGCAAACTACTTACGCTGTTGACGACCGTGAGGTTGAGCTGGATACGGTTCTGGACGAGCTGCAAGGCACCCAGACGTACACCCGGACGCTCGATGTGGTCAGCAATAAGTGGGACGCTGCAAGCAAGCAGGCAATCTCACAAGAGCCTCAACTGTTGAAGGTTATCAATGACCACATGGCCAGTGGCATTTACGACCAGATCAGTACTGAGATCGAGCGGGAACGCATGTTTGGTCGCTTGAACGGTGTCTCTGACATCGCAGCCTACCGACAAGTCGGTGACGCAATCCAGGCCCGTGGCGGGTTCAACCACCTGTTCAACAAGAACACGGTGCAAGTGCACCAGGCCGAGCCCGTGATCGTCCAGCCGAAGCCGAAAGCCGATGTGACGGCACTGAATGACAAACGACGTGCGGCAAGTCCTACCAAGGCTGCGGCACCCACGACTGCCCCTGCGGACTTCAATCCGCTCGCGCTGTCGGACGAGGAGTTCGGCAAGCTCGCCGCCCCTCGTTACCGGTAACCCGAATACACATCAATCTCAAGGAATTTCGAAATGACCATCAAGTACAGCGGCGGCGGCTCAGCCTCCAGCGTCAATGACCAAACCAAGCCCACCGGCCAGTTGAGCGGTGACTTCTTCTACCAGAAGAAGGCCCTCATCGAGCTCGCCAAGGAGCAGTACTTCGGCCAGCTCGCCGACGTGACCGCCATGCCCAAGAACATGGGCAAGAAGATCAAGCGCTACATCTACATCCCGATGCTGGACGACCGCAACGTGAACGACCAGGGCATCGATGCTGCCGGTGTCGTGTACGTGGCCGGTGACACCTACGTCAACTTCCCGACTGTGTGGACCGTGCTGGAAGCCAGCTACGCCGCTCAGCTGGCCGCTGTCAACGCCAACATCAACACCGCTGCTCGTGGTGCTGAAGTCGTGGCTGTGGCCGGTGCTGTGGATTCGGGTGGCACGGGCTACCGCGCGATCGCCATGTCCAAGACCTCGGTTCGCTTCGTCTCTGACGCGGCTGCCACGGCCATCGTTGCGTTCAACATCGGCGCCACCAAGCAAGCCAGCGTGGGCAACCTGTACGGCTCGTCCAAGGACATCGGCACCATCAGCGGCAAGCTGCCGTCGCTGTCGGAAACCGGTGGCCGCGTGAACAAGGTGGGCTTCAAGCGCAAGGAGCTGGAAGGCACCTTCCAGAAGTTCGGCTTCTTCGACGAGTACACCCAGGAATCGATGGACTTCGACTCCGACGCCGAGCTGCTGACGCACATCAACCGCGAAATGCTCCGTGGCGCCAATGAGATCACCGAAGACGCGCTGCAGGTCGACCTGATCAACAACGCC